GGAACACAAAATGAATTGGCCTTTCCCACCATATCCACCAACCCCGTGGACTAAAGCACAAGAGCAAGCGTACCAACAAGCGCAACGCGCACAACTGCCAGAGGCTCCGCTATGAGTAAAGAAGCAATGAAGCTGGCGCTTGAGGCGTTAAAACAAATGCAAGCAAAGGCTAATTTTGAATGTTGGAATCTTGAAATTTGTGATAAAGCCATCAAAGCCCTAGAAGAAGCACTAGCCAAGCAAGAGCAGGGCGAACACTACAAAGGTGTGATTGAAGGCGTGCAAAAGCTCTTCGATGACAAGCGCAAACCAAAGCAAGAGCAGGGTGAGCCTGTGGCGTGGGATTTAAAAGATGTAACTGATGCTTACAAACTCGGAGCAAAGTCACAACAACGCACATGGGTTGGGCTGACGGATGAGGAACTAGAACCGTTATGCAAAGAATGGAGAGTTTTGTTCGGGAGTTGGACACAGGAGTTTGCCAAAGCCATCGAAGCCAAACTCAAGGAAAAGAACACATGAGCGGCGGACACTATGACTACGCGCAATACCGAATCAACGAGATTGCAGATGCAATTCAGCAGGTTATCTATCACAACGGTTCAACCGAAACAGACGAGTATGGATATGCAATGGGCCATCAATTCAGCCTAGAGACCATTGAGGAGTTCAAGAAGGGTCTCGCAATCCTGCAACAAGCGTTTGTGTATGCCCACCGTATGGACTGGCTACTATCGGGCGACGATGGTGAGAACAGTTTTCACAAACGACTAGCACACGACTTGGCCAAGATTAAGGAGGACGGCCATGATTGAAAATGTTGCAGGAATCATTGTTTTGTTTGGATTAGGCGCTTTTGCGGTGTTTTTAGTTATAGCCATCATCATTTACATGAGCATTGAAGAATGAGAAGGGCTGCGCGGGTAGACGCAAACCAAGAACAAATCGTTAGTGCTTTACGCGCTGCTGGCGCTTATGTTTGGATTATTGGGCTACCTGTTGACCTTTTAGTGGGTTACAAGGGGCATACATTCCTTGTGGAAGTCAAAGATGGGTCTAAAAAGCGTTTAACGAAGCTACAAGAGGGTTTTTTTGAAGGTTGGACTGGTAGTACCCTTTGCAGGATTGATGGCCCTGAAGCGGCTTTACGGATGATCGGTGTGGTTAAGTGAGATACGACCTTGACAACCCACAACAAGCCACAGCGTTAATGCTGAATCTTTGGCCTAAAGTTAAAGAGGCGTTATCTGCTGGTCAAAAGATGACCATTGAAATTAAGCCTGCTAGTAAAAGTCGTGACCAAGAGCGCAAATATCACGCAATTCTGAGAGACATTGCCGAGCAATCTCAACACATGGGGTCGGTTTGGGATGCAGACGATTGGAAACGGCTATTGGTTTGGCAGTATTGCAAGGAAAAAGCAATAGATTCTGGCAAGGTCGTGCCAAGTTTAGACATGACGGGCGTTGTTCAGTTGGGACAGCAGACAAGAAAGTTTACAAAAGAGCAGGCAAGTGAGTTCGTGGACTTTTTGACGGCGTGGTGTGCAGAACATGGAGTAACGCTAAATGACGGCAATTCCTAAGTTTAGCTACTTGAGAAGCAAAGCACACCTAAAGAACGTAGCAAGCCTAGCCTGTCAGAACTGTGGGATTGAAGGACAGACACAAGCAGCACACTCAAACTGGGCAGAACATGGAAAGGGAAGAGGAATTAAGGCAAGCGATGAGTTCGTAGCTGCCTTATGTCAGACTTGCCATGCAGAACTAGACCAAGGTCAACATCTAAGCAAAGATCAGAGAAGGCAATTATGGGAAGCAGCGTTTGAGAGAACAAAGGAAAAACTGAGGGAAGAGAACAAGTGGATTTCGTAGAAGCCGTTAAGCCAGCAATCGAGGATGTTGAAGTAAGGAATTTTCTGGCTTTCTGCCTTACGTTAGAACGACCAAATCGAGGCTTCTACACTTAATGAAAAAGCATTAGTCTCGGAGAAGCTATCTCTACTATTCCTATAGGGTAAGACACAAGCATAGATAGGATAGACAACATGACTATTGGCGACAGCAAGAAAAGAGGTGACAATAATGAAAACCAATAAAATCAAGGGTTTAAGCACTTTTCGGCAAGAAATTGGATTATTACGCACACGCGCATGGGGTAATGAATGAAAAACGCAGTTGATTACATACCTGAAAGTATCGAATCGGAGAAGCCTGAGAAATTGCCTCGCATTTTGAAGATGGGAAGGCCAATGCTCTACCCGATCACCAACCCTATCTGGAAGCAAATAGCTGAAGGCATTAGCGCAGGCAAGAGCTTGACTAGCGTCTTGAAGGCTGAAGGAATGCCAAGCTACTCGATGGCTAGGCACATGATCACGCATAGTGTTGAGTTCCGCGCTATGTATGAGAAAGCCGTGGAAGACAGGGCAGACAAGCTGGCAGAGGAGATCATTGAGCTATCAGATGCAGAGATGCCTGAAGGCTTGAGAGGACCAGAAGCTAGTGCTTGGGTACAACAGAAGCGCTTACAGGTGGATGCTAGAAAGTGGGTAGCCAGTAAGCTAAAGCCAAGGACATATGGCGATAAGATAGATGTGAGTGTGACTGACGCTAGGATTAGTGTCATTGACGCTATCACAGAGGCGCAATCAAGGGTAACATTCGACAAAGCTAGTGTCACAGATGTCACTCCAAAAGACCCTGAATGACCCGATTACCCGCCCACCTTTGACCGAGGGGGAGGGGGTAGGGCCGAGGGGGGAAAGGTCACAGTAACGGTGGACCCGTGAACAAAATTTATTTTTTTGGAATAAAAAAGCCAAATCAAGTTAACTCACGAACAAAATTTATTTTTTTATGCCAATAAACAATTCGCTAACACCTGCAGGCCAAAACGAACTTGGAGCCGCCTTTGGTTATTACCCTAGTATGGGTAGGCGTAGGCTACAAGACCCTGTAGGGGCGACTGAAGTGCCTTTACAGATGCTTAGGGGTAGGGTAGCGGGTACGTTGGGATTGCCTTCTGATGTGTTGAATGTGGTCAGAAGCCCTATGCCGATGGAGATGTTTGGGGATGTTGATTACAGCCAGCAGAAACTTCTACCTTACGGGACTAGTCAGTTACTCAAGGAGTTGCCGTTAGCGCCTACATCTAGGGTTGGTGAGGTAGCGGGGGAAATTGGTTCGGTTGCGCCGATGACACCGATGGAGGCGTTACAGGCTGCTCGGTTGGCTCGTCAAACTGCAATGGCTGGTGGTCGGGTAGCAAAGCAGGGCGCTCGATTGGTTGGAGAAGAGTTCAATGCCGCAATGATGGGTCAGAGGCCAAACACGCTTCTTGGTGCTATTACGCCAAAGCCTATGTTTGCGGCAGAGCCTAATGCGAACCTGTTGGCAACAAGTGTTGGCAAAGAAAGGGCTGCTGTTTCGCCACTTGGTTTCTATAGTGCTGTAGAGCAACAATCGTTAAATATTCCGAGAAAACAAGGAACGGGCGCGTCTTTCTTGAATGATCTGATGAAGGGTCAAGATGTCAAGAAATATGAAATTGAGGCTATGGGGTTGGAAGACTTCCTAAAAGGCAAAACCAATGTGACCCGTCAAGAGGTGCAAGACTTTATTGCTAACAACCGCATAAATTTACAAGAGCGCCAATTGGGGGCAACTGTTACACCAGACCCAATAGGAATAGCCAAACGAGAAGAAATATTTAATAAATACAACCCACAAATACAGGCTTTGGAAAGCGAATATTCTAAATTTAACAGGGCTTTAGATGAGCAAACAATGGTTGCTAGAGATAATTTTGCCAATGCTCATGCCAGACTAAACACTCAGGGATATACGCCTACGGCACAAGATTACGAGGCTTACAACTTAGCAGAAGCAAAGTTACAACAAATTCGTTCTACTCCTCGCAGTATGAGTGACTTTCAGCAAAAGTCAGAAGAATTGAGAAACATGAGAGATACAGAGGCAAACGCGGCTTATGTAGTCCCAGAACCAACGCCTACTAAATACGAAAAATATCAATTGCCAGGTGGTGAGAACTACCGCGAAATATTGTTAAAACTGCCACCAACCGAAAATGTTGTACAGCAATGGATAGTTTATAGACCTAATGGTGCATCTATTGGTGGATATTCATCAGAAGAATATGCTAAACGAGCTGCACAAGAAGTAGGCGGTACTTACAAACAAGGCGAATCATTAAGAGGCGAGGCTGGTTACAGATCAAGCCATTGGAGTGACCCTAATGTTTTAGCCCACATGAGGGTTAATGATCGAGTAGACGCACAAGGCAAAAAAATGTTACTGATTGAAGAAGTGCAATCAGATTGGCATCAGGCGGGACGGGAAAAAGGATATGCAAGTCCTGCTGATAAAAAAGCATTAGAAAATGAATTAAATAATGTTGCTAAAGAAAGAAACGATTTGGTAGCCGAACTTTCTAAATACGAACAGCAAAATGGCTTTTTGTCGCTTGAAATGCAACAAAGATGGGATAAATTTAAAGAAAAAGAAGATTTGCTTAAACAAAAAAACAAAGACTTTTCAAGCCAACCACCAGACGCACCATTTAAAGATACTTGGCATCAACTAGCTCTAAAAAGAGCAATTAAGGAAGCTGTGGACAAAGGCTATGACAGGATTGGCTTAACTACTGGGGCGCAACAAGCATCAAGATATGACCTTGCAAAATCAGTTGATTACATTGATTACAAAACATTAGGTCATGGCGAAAATGCTAAATATTCATTAGGAATTGTTGATAAAAATCAACAAGGCATAGATTTGCCAAAAGAATATTACACCGCTAAAGAGCTACCCGAAATAGTTGGAAAAGAAATTGCTGACAAAATTATTAAAGGCGAAGGTCAATCTGGCGGTGGACGCATGACATTAAGAGGCGTTGATCTACAAGTTGGCGGCGAAGGCATGAAAAAATATTACGATGAGATATACCCCAACTTTTTAAACAAATTTGGCAAAAAGTATGGCGCTCAAGTAGGTGAAACGCGCATTAAAACTGGTCGCGGAGTGCCAGGCGGTGAACCAATACGCTATTTAGACATTACCCCAGAAATGCGTGATGCCGTTAAAAAAGGTCAGCCACTAGCATCTATTACAAACCAACTTGCAAACTCTTTGGCCTAAATAAATGCAAACTCCAATCTACAAGTCAGAAGAAGAACAAAAGCTAATGGTTGAACTGTGGTCGCCTGCAATTGCAGACGATCCCGAAGCGTTCGTGTTGTTTGCTTTCCCTTGGGGGCAGAAAAACACACCCTTGGCTAACTTTAGCGGTCCAAGAAAGTGGCAACGCGAAGTCTTGCGAGACATCACCGCCCACATTAAGAAGCAAAAAGGGCTGATTGACTACGAAACCATCCGCATGGCTGTCTCGTCTGGTCGCGGTATCGGCAAGTCAGCTCTGGTTTCTTGGCTCATTCTTTGGATGCTGACCACAAGGATTGGCGGCTCGGTCGTGGTAAGTGCTAACAGCGAGAACCAATTGCGCTCGGTCACATGGGCTGAATTGACAAAATGGGCAGCAATGCTTATCAATAGTCATTGGTGGGAGATTTCAGCGACAAAGTTAGTACCCGCACAATGGCTAACCGAGTTGGTAGAGCGTGATTTGAAGAAGGGAACACGTTATTGGGCGTGTGAAGGCAAGCTCTGGAGTGCTGAAAACCCTGATTCTTATGCGGGTGTCCACAACCAAGATGGCATGATGCTTATTTTTGATGAATCTAGCGGTATTCCTAACCCAATCTGGGAAGTGGGCGCTGGATTCTTTACAGAAAACACACCAGACCGCTATTGGTTTGCGTTTTCCAACCCCCGTAGGAACGAAGGCTACTTCTTTGAGTGCTTTCACGCTAAACGGGACTTTTGGACATCAAAAATCGTTGACGCTCGGACTGTTGAGGACACAGACAAATCAATTTATGAGCAAATCATTGCTGAATACGGAGAAGATTCAAGCCAAGCCAAGGTTGAAGTCTACGGAGAGTTCCCATCTGCGGGTGAAGACCAGTTTATCTCCCCAATGATTGTGGATGACGCAATGAAACGCCCCAAATGGAAAGACCTAACCGCCCCAATCGTGGTGGGGGTTGACCCTGCAAGGGGTGGTGCTGACTCTACGGTCATTGCTGTCAGACAAGGCAGAGATATTGTGGCGATCAAGCGATATAAGGGCGAAGACACAATGGAGATTGTGGGTCGCGTCATTGATGCCATTGAAGAATTCAAACCTACCCTGACGGTCATTGATGAGGGTGGCTTGGGTTACGGGATATTAGATCGACTGAACGAACAGCGATACAAAGTAAGGGGCGTGAACTTTGGAAACAAGGCAAAACAGCCACAAGCCTTTGGAAATAAACGCGCTGAGATGTGGAACGACATGAGGAACTGGCTAAAATCTGCTAGTATTCCGCAAGACAGACAGTTGAGGGCAGACCTG